CTCTGGACTACCCTTTCGGGCAGCCCATTTACTCACACCTTCCCGTCCGTACGTTAGTACGGCGGGACCCACCTTAGTTTGGTGTAGACGACTAAGGGACGTCCATAACGTTCCAAGTGCTTCGCATCAAAGTAAGGGTCTTGCCCTCGTTTGAGGAAGAACTTCATCAAGGCAGGATATCCTTCTAAGGGATCTTTCCTGGTCTTGGAAGCGACAACGTTGCCTCTTACGAGCCAACGGTGAAGCTTTGGATCCCAAGACTGGACTTCGTACAGAGTTCTGTACGAATTCCAACCGAGAACGGAAGAGTTTTCCGCAACGTGGGGAACGGTTGCTAATCGTTCCACAACAGAGCGCACGTAAGTGCAAGCAGCCCAGTAACCAGCCTTATAAAGTTGGTTAGCCAAGCTAACTGCAGATACGAGCTCTTCGGTGTCATGGCGTGATTGAGGAAGCAAACGACGTGCGTATACCGGTGTTACCGGTACGCCGTTGAATGCATCCAACCCGCAAGACTCTCTAAACTTTCCAGAATAGAAAGACTTGTTGGTGTTTACTCGAAGGTTAAACCATTCGAGCTCACTTATCACGGCTGGCACATATTCTACTGGGACAATGATATCGTCCCCGTAGACACGCACACCCGATGAGGCTCTTTCTAGACCTCTACGGGTAAACGGGAGTCTACCTGCTCTGTGAATTGCCGAAACGACGATGGTATAAAACACCATCGCTTCGATAGGGAAGCACAAAGCAGACCCCATAGACGCGAACCTGGAAATGGGATGAATCCCATGACCGGGCACGTCCGCTCTTAAGCTACGTGTTGCGAATACCAACTCACGAAACGTGGGCTGGCTCGACAACATTTCGCCGACCAAGCGGGCTGAAACGCGGTCTGAAGCATCCTTCAAATCAATGGTCGCATAGCGTCCATTGACTGAAGACTTCAGTGCCATCGACTGGTTCACAGTTTGATCTGTGAAGTTCACTCGCCCCATAGTGGGACGGTAACGCTCTAGTCGATCTACCAGGATCTCCATCAAGGCCTGTTGCGTGTATTGCATGCAAGCAGGCTCTATGGCAATAATCCTGGGGCCTTTCAGCGTTTTAGGAACTGCAACAACCCTCACGGGCTGTTCATGTTCCGGGGAGACAAACTGGATATCAGTCAGATGTTCTTGCCACCCAGCGTTTGGGAGCAAAAAGTCTGTAGCTGAGAACCAGTGATCCAGCCTCTCGTGCCATCTTTGCTGACCGAACCTTCTGTTTGCAGAAAGTCGCTCAGCAGTGGCACCAGGACCGTGTCTAGGCACAACTCGTCCAGCGTCGACTCCAAAAGAGTCGGCACTAAACAGTCCGGCCCAAAGAAATCTTGAAACACTTCTAAAGTGTTCAAGTTCCATAGGGCCGTTAGTGCCTCCACCTTTCCTTGGTTCATAAAGAACCTCAGATCGGTGTACTCCGCCATCGTCAACGGTTCCCCCATTTGGAGGAGCGTTGTCTTGGTCGGAGAGACCGGGGCTTCCAAGATCCCCTGCAGAGTCCGGATGATAAGTCCAGAAATCTGCAAGTGATTCTTCGAAAGCTCGGACGGATCTGTCAGTTTCGAGGTATGAGTCATAGCTCTTCCTTATTCGTTCATCTGAACAATCAAGGAGGAGTTTCTTGTTGATCATACATACTTGTCGTATGGCATGAACAGCCAAGGGACTCGCATCCTCGAACAAGACTCCAGTACTAGCGTCGAACACAAGACTGAGCAAACCTCGTAAAAATACGGGGAGCGCTCCTCTGCGCCTAAAACCTAGGAACAGAGATGAGTCTACGCAGCCATTCTCAAGACTTCTTTCGAAGTCCTGACAAAAGGCTGGCAGGGTAATCGTGATAAACGAAAACCCCTCATGTTCGACACGTCTCGCGATCGTGTTAAAATCGCGGGTGGTGCTAGTGCTACACCATGTGCTGGCATCTGCCAGCACACACTCAAGTAATCGCATCTGGCTTTTCATCAATGCCTCCAGCTAATGCTTGGGGGTCAAAGATCCATAGCCATGTGCGACCCACTCAGTTCGTCAGACCGCTGGTACCATTCCCACAAGGGAAAACAGTGCCATCAGAACGACGATAATCACGAGTACGCGATTGAAAGCTGCATCCATACTAATCACCTCCTTTCGGAGTAGATTTAGTTAGGATTCACCGCCAACGATACTCGTCACCTTGGCACCAGTGCTCGCCGTGAGATAAGCCGTAAGGCCATCCACGACTTGCTTAATCTCAGCGTTGGTCAACCCAGTGATGGGGTGATCAATGACGAGGTAAGTCGACATCGAAACCTTTTGGTTTTGAGTCGGCACTAGCGGATCGGCCACGATCTTGGAGAAATCCACTCGGGCCGTCCGACGCGTACGCTTCCCGTATTGATGGGAAACGGACAGCGAAACAGTTCCATCATCTTTTCGATAGGTGGAAGTGTTGTTGCCACGGGACACTGCCGCAAGAGTTTGAGCGACAGCGTTGATAGTCACTGATTGAGGGTCTGCCAGCATGGCACGATTCCTTGATTAGATTGACACAAAAAGAGTGGGATTACTGGTGGCTCCGGGATAAACCCAGAGCTGCCAGTATGGCAAGTCGCGCCGGACTTAGTCCGGTTAGCGAAATGCCAAATCCGTAAGGGCTGGCGTATCGTCGTTGCTTACTCTCGGAAATCCGAGTGTAAGAACACGAAAATGGGGGACCTCCAACGAGCTTCCCCGAGACTACTTCCTGTTCATTAGTGCTCACATGAGCCATAATGTAGGCGTAGTCCGCCACGAGGTTGTCGGCATGGTCATTGACAAAGTTATCAATGATAGGTCCCACCGGGACCACCCAGTCGACTAACCAAGACCAAGGCATCAACTCGTAGTAAAGATGAAGGTCGGTTGGATCGATCCCGAAAAGGATCCTTCCTAACTGGTAGTCTTCTCGAGACGGTATATGGACTTTATCAAGTGCCCATTGGGCACCCTTAGGTCCTATAAAGTATCGGAAGCGACCAGAAAACCAGTAATCACTGGAACTGACTGTAGTCTTCACTGCGGTCATTGGTGCCTCGATAAGCCTCGAATCCAAAGACGGAAATGCTAGCGCTGTTGAAGGCGTTCGCACTAACGTCGATGTAGACGAGGTCTTTGTTACCTTACCTTTGCGTCGGACAGGTCGCCCATTATCTCGGGCTAACTGTTCGATATTGACAGGAAGGTTCTTGACATTCTTTGCCAAGTCCTTAATGTCGTTAATCAAAGGCATCCAACCAAAGACCCAGTTGAGATATTCGGACCCCGCATAACTAAATGCGTCGCCCTTATTTCTCGACATGTTACTGAATCGAGAACGATGCTCCTTATGCATTAAGCGAGCAGCGTCTTTCATCTGTAACAGAGCTGGAAGTCTTGGAAGTTGGTGAAGCTCAGCGATCGCTTGACCTAAACCTCCTTTGGAGGCGGTCGGTTTCTTCCTATTCCACCCTAAAGTACCCTGCGCGAGGATTGAAGAATCCGCGAGCGGGATAGGATAAGATGGAGAGGACGGTAAACTCGGTGTGAA